CCTGGCCTTATCGGTATTATTCGAGCGCTTCCAACCGGAGAATTTCTATCGCTACCGCAATATCAACTGCGGGAGTCCGGTCATATTGTTCGAACGTCCAATGCATTTTCTCGCAAAATTTAAGTCGCGTTACCTCGCTTGGAAACGGGGTCTCGGAATCGAATTTTGCTTTTAGGTATTGTCGACCTACTGCTTGAGCGCGTTTCCCATGCTTTCAGTAATTCCCGTTACGATTTGGTTGAATTCGGTCATCGTTAGATTATCCCAACTTTCCGAATCGCTTGGGCTTCCGTCGAGCGGCCAGGATGAAACAATTTCGGCAAGGACCTCGATGATCCCGTCTAGTGTTCCGTCTTGAACCGACATACGGCGTACTTGTCCTACGGATAGTTCCGAGTCGAATACGATATCACCTGAGTCGATTTTAATTACTTGGTCTGCCACGTCTTACCTTCCTTTATTTCGTTTATGGAACGGTTGATTCTGTAACGGTTCCGGACAGTTCAAAACTGACGGAAACGGTAGAAACGTCATCATACGGAACGCTCAACGAGCGAGCCGTGACAATTGCAGCGGCCGAAACCTTACGCATGCCAGATGAGTTTCCTTCGGGGTACACGTCGAGCGTCCCCGCAGTACCTGGTTTCATAGATTGCCATTCAGCAGCCCATGCCCCGGTTGTGTCGATTGCTTCGAATGAAGCAGACCCGTCGGTTAGACCCGCGATTTTCTCGCGTGCGGCCATTCCCACTGTGGTCGAATCGAGCGCATCGCCCGACTCCTCGAATGATACAGATCGACCATCACCGGAAACGTCTTGGGTGTCGAATACGACAGCCAGGTCTTTTCCTCTATATGCGGGCATGTATTCACAATCCTGCTATAAACGCCGAAGTAAACCCTTCGGCAGTGGTGTTCTTACCTTGATTATAGCCCGTTAGCTAGCCGTTGCTGCCGCAGTTCTGCCGCTACCGGATTCGGGACCTTAATCCGTATAAAGGACCACAAAAAACCGCCGGTAGCGCTACGACTACCGACGGTTAGAACTGGTTCGGGTACGTTTAACTTACGTTCGAAGCCTTAGTTGGGCGCTTGTAGAACCCGAACCCGAAATCGTCCGACGGCGTAACCGCTGCCGTAAACGAAACCCGACTTCCCCGCATGTCGTATCCGTCGATGGCGGCGGGTACGGAACCCCAAACCTTAAACCGCTTCGAACCGACTTCGGCGAGGACGAGCATCTTGTGGACGCTTCCGTAAACGGTTTCGTCCCAACGGTCGGAAAGAACCGTGCCGATAATTTCGACTCGCCCTTCCGGAACGTCGGTGAGAAGTTCGTCTTGCGCCGCTTTCGCTTCGAGTCGAGCTGTGTGCTCCTTAGCGATTTTGAAAACGAGCTCGATTTGCGGGAGGGAAAGTTGACCCTTCCGGCGAAGCTGGTATCCGATGTCTTCGATAATGTAATGCTCGACCTCAAGCGCTTCTTCGAATCCGGGAATATCGGAAGCGAACATCCGCGCCCGTCGAACTCGTGCTTCGGCTCGCTTTGCGATGTCGGAAGCGGTCGCCGCTGCGAAGTACTTTTCGCCGCAAACCTGACCGACGAGAACGATTTCCTCGTTACGTTCGAAAATCATTCCGTGGAGGTATCGGGTCCCGCAAGACTCGCATTTGCCGACTCCCGGCGCTTCGAGAATGTCGATGCCAAGTCCGAGTTCCGCGAGGCGCCCTTCGAAGTAGAAATGCTCGAATGCGTATTCGTCCATAATGCGACCGCTGTTGCCGATGTAAAAGGCGCCGAGAAGGTTGTACTCGGAAGGGTCGAAATCCGTTTGTGTATGAATCGCCATGTTATACAACTTCCGAAATCTTTTGGATTTGAACGACGTTGTGGCCGTCGATAATGTAAACGATTGAGTCTTCGAAAAAGTCGATAACTACGGCTGAAACGTCGTATCGGCAGATGAACTTGTCCCCGATTTTGAGGGCTTTTGCGGTAGTGGATGTTGCCATTTTGTGGTTCCTTTCGTTGAACGTACCGTAATGTTACCACACGTTTTCGATAGTGGGCAGCTTATTGCGGGAAATTTCCTGGATTAGTTCCGAGGCCTTTCCGGTGCCCCCGACCCGTTCGTTGTCCAAGTACACGACGCGCTGCTCGCCCTCGTACGCGATGACCATTCGCGGCGAATGTAATCCCTCCAGGATGTCGATTTGATATTCCGACGGAGCGAACGCCGGGACCTTCTCCCCCGAACGAGCGCGACGCTCTGCGTCGGGAGCAAAAACGCCGCGCTCGATGAGGCGATTTACGGACTTATGGAGTTTATGCTTCGGATTCCAAATCGGGTCATCCGTCAACGGGTCGTGCGGGTCGGCCGCAGCAATCCGCTGGGCGAACTTCGTCCGAATATCCTTATCCGGCGCATATATGCTTATGACCATTTAGCGATGAACGCTTTGGCCTCGGGTGTTAGCGGCGTCCCGTACAGGGAGTATTCCACGGCGGATTGCTTAATGAAATACGTGCGCGATAAATCCGCTTTTGCATTTCGAGCGGCTGCGAAAGCAGCGCTTATTGTTCTATCGACTTTAGCCTGCTCGGCCAGCGTAGGTTGTGCCATTGTCAGACCTCCTTACTTATATTGTACCACATTTTTACGTGCCGTCTCCCCACGTCGGTTTCTTCCAATACGATTCGAACGGCTTCCAATCTCGCGTTACGTTTGTTGCTGCTCGATTCAAAACTACGTTGTATTGAGTTTCCTGGACAATAATCCCGTCGTATCCCATAGCGGTTGCGAGTTCGCCTAAATCGAATATACCCGCTTCGCTCATCTCCTTGTAAAACGTATTTTCGAGGGCTTGAAGGTCTTTGAAATCTATAATCCTAGCGCCGCGTTTCCATTTAATCGCTATGATTTCTGCGTCACGTCCGCCGAATACTCTAGCGATTTCGACTCCTGAATTACCTTGCAAGTGCGCAAATTCGCTTACGTCGGATAACGCCATGTAAGTTCCGTCGCCGTAAACCCCAGCGCCGCCCCTGTGGATTGAATCATCCACATAACTTTTTACGAACCGTTTTTCGGGGACTCCCCGCAAATACGCTGGACCAGGTGTCGCTTCCAGTTCTGCTGCCGTCATGCTCGTAGGTTTTCCGTGGTATCCCTGACGTTTGTAAAGGCGCTCCAAGTTTCCGTTCGCTGCGTGATCTGATCCCGGAGTATACCCGCGTCGTCCGTCGGGATGTTTATGGCGGTTTAACATCGCCCTAAATTGCTCACGGGTTGAACCCACCGGAGTAAAGTCATCGGCTAAAAACGATATATCGTCGGAAACGAAACGAGGCTCTGCAACGCCCGACTGGCGCTTCTTCGGGAACTTGTTCCGCTGGGCAACCTGGCCAAATCGTTTCGACACAAGTTGGCCTCGCTGGATTTTACCGTCCAACAGCATTTGCCCCAGGTGCGCATCTCGCCCGCCTCGTTGGACCAACTGGTTACCGATTTCCTTCGAAGTCAGTTTCCGAGCCTTCCCAGGAGCGTCGGGGAAACAGAGGCAGGACGGATGCAACGGACTAAAAACTTCGTGCGCCCTGGACTTGCGCCCGTGCTCAAGCAAGCACGCTGCGCACGCGGACGAGTTGGCTGTCCAAACCCAAAAATCGGGAGCGGCCTGTCGGATGGGCTCCATAATGTCGGCGGAAAACTGGGACAAAACCGAGGCCTTAGCGTAACGCGCACTCGAGCCTCGGAGCGCTTTCAACGTCCTTGCGCCGAGCGGTTTCGGAGCAGACAACGGGCTAATTCCCGTCAACTGAGTCACACGTTTTCGAGCGTTACGGTCCAGCGCATCGAGGAAACGAACCTCCTGATTGATGCCCTTAATCGAACCTGCCTCCAGGTGGATTATTAGGCGGTCAACAGAACCGCGAGCCGCATCACGAGCGACCCTTGCGACGCGGACGGCCTCGCCCGGATTCGTCGCCATTAGAATTCAGCGGCCAGTCCACCAGTCGTGGTTTCTACGGCCGGATTATCGAGCGAAGAAAGCGAATTTTGCGCTGCGGTATTTGCCGCCTCGACTTCGATGAGGACTTCCTCTTCCCGCTGTTCTTTCATGACTTCGATTTCGTCCATGGTGTAACCCATTTCCTTCCAAGCCTGTTCCTGTGGTATACCCAAAACTTCGACTTTCAATTTCATCTCCTCGAGTCGTTCCATGGTTGCGAACGGTGCATTCGGAGGCAGCCAAAGTAGGTCGATGTCCCAGAAGTCCTCGGTCGAACCTTCGATGGAAAGCGCTAGCGCAATGACCTTTTGCCAGGTCGAATTGAATGCCTTCTGATGGTCGCTGACTCGAGAACGGAGCGGGTTTTCGGTAAGGCGAAGATTCTCGCCCGAACTGTTTTTGTTTTCCCCGCCGAGTTCATACTTCGGAGTTCGGGAAACGTAGACCAGGTGGTCAACCAGAGCGTCAATCGCGGAACGATAGGACTGGAGGGCGCCAGGTGCGAACTGGCCGAACTTGGCCTGCTCGTTAGCGGCGGTCCACAGTTGATCGGCGCCTGAGGCGTACGATTGAATCGGTTTACCTGTAGACGGGTCCAGCGGGATTTCCACGCCAGTAGCCCAGCGCTGCGGAGCGGCGGTATATTCCGACGCAACCATCATATCCAAAAACGTTTTGTTGATAGCGTCGATCAGCGGCGCTGCGTCCTCGAGGTCCGAGCGTGACGCCTGCGAGGTCATATCCCAGTTTGCGCGGAATTCGAACATCGGAACTTCGTCCAAATCGTGGCGCTGGATTGCGTCGCCTCCGTCGCCTGTGTAATACTCGTAATTGTCGAAATTCTTGGTAATCGTCCGACCAGAACGGGTGCTGATAAATCGTTCAATACGATCATCGAAATACACGTTGACCCGAACTTTCCATTCGCCGTTAGCCTGCTCGGTATCGTATTCGATTCCACCAGGTGTCGCCATTTGCTCCGACCAGAATTTCATCGCGGCGACCTTTTTGCGAGGGTTGATTTCGCTGTATTCGATGGCGCAATTTCGGCTTTGCTGCGGCCAAATGCCAGCAACGTTACCTTCCGATTCGTCGTCGGGGAAAACGATCACGTAAGACTGACCCATAACCATTGCATCGGTATGGACCAATTTCGATTCCGCGGGCATTTCGTTTCGCTTCCAAATCTTCAGCGCATTCTCGTTCGGCGTAATATCCTGAATTCGAACGCGAGATTCGGCGGAGTCGATAATCGGACGAGCGAGGTTATCCCGAAAGTTTGCGAAGTTGATACCGAATTTGCTGCTCAACTCGTTCGTATCGAGCGGGAGGTCCTGCTCGGCCATGTAATATTCCCACATGTTTGTCATGTATGCGTTCCGGTCCATCATTTGCTGGACTAACGGAACCCAAACTTCGGCTGTTTCCGTCATATTGAACGCTCCCATTGGATTCGGGCATCGACGATAAAGTTAGACGCCTCTTGCTCGAAACGGGGCATAAACCCGACCAACTCCAAGTTGGTGGTTTGGTACCCGTCGTCAGTTGTAATATTCTTCTCGTTGTCGATCAAACCGCCTAACGCATCGGTTAGGTTTTGAATCGCAGCGTCGAGGTTGTCAGCGTAACTGCTAATCAACCAATTCGAACGCAAAATCTTAGTCGAACCCGAACCAGGAGTTCCGTACGGCGACCGTTCCACTTCCTGACGATAAACGATAAACGGAAGCGCGTACGCGTGCTCACCGGTATCATCCTGGTAGGACGTAACAGGTACAACTTGTACGGTCGAGGCGGTATCGAGCGCAATATAAAGCGTTTCGTAATGTTCGAACAGGTCAGGCATACTCATTTGAGGAGCCCTCCGGTCGCGCGGATATCGGCCGCTACGGCATTCGTATTAACTACCAGGTCAATCGCCGGTTGCATAAACGGTCGAGCAGGTCGTCCGATTCCGTACTCGAGGATTTCGGGTACTGCGGGAACGTCGCCGTCACGGTCTGCGATAACCTGGTGCCCTTTCTCAAACGGTTCGACGCGGATGCTGTCGTGCGTTTTCCCCGTGTCGTACGCCACGAAATCGCGTGCGTAATCCGCAACGTATCCCGCAGCCGTTTCTGTAATATCGGAACCGTCGTTGATAGCGGCTATCGACGCAGACAAGCGAGCGACTAAACGCCCGCCCCCGATTAGCGTTGCTTTAATCATGCGAGCCTCTGAATTGCGGCGGTTTGAATCGTTTCCCACGAGCGAGCGCGTTTGACGTTCTCGACCTCGTAGTCCTCGCCAGCGATAGTCACGGTATCCCGTTCCTGAAGGTCGGTCGTAATCTCGTAGCGGACAGTGAAAGCGTGAACGTCGATAGGTCGAGCCAGCTGCCCGCGCATCGTTTGCATTTGACCAGGAAACAAGCGACATTTGACGCCAGCGGCGACCATCGCGGGGGCGCCAGGAATTCGACCACCGATAATGGATTCCGTCCCGGTTGGGCGCGAAATATCCATGAGGTCGGGGAGCGCCTCGTCCTGGGTCGCTCGCATTTTGGTGAGGTCGCGGATCGAAAGCATTAGGCGGGAGCGGTTCCGGAAGACCTGTACTTACTCATATCCGAATATCGTTTCGACTGGTCAAGCGCCATGCGATATTTCTGGCTGCGGTTAAACCGGCCGCCCTCGGCAGCAAAGTCGAATTCGTCCGCGAAGTTACCGGCTTTGATGCGCCACAATTCCGCGGCGATGAGGTAAATGTCGTAGGTATCGACATAGGATGCGTGCGAGGGCGCGTACCCAGAAGAATCGACTACTTTGGCCATCGCGTCGCTAACGGTTTGTATATCGACATCAGAAAAAACGTCGTCCGTAGACTCGGAGACGAGGGAGCGGATGCGAGTAGTTTCAGCAGCGCTGAGAGCCATAAAAATCCTTTTAAAAAAGGGCTCGACCCGGATACCGAGCCGAGCCCTTTTCGTATTTAGTTACTGGTTAAATCAACCAGCTGCGGGTGTTGGATCACCGGCGACCGTAAGGTCGAGGCCAGTAACCGCGGTTGTATTGACTTCTACGACTGCGAGAGCGTAGGAATCGGCGGGTACGTCTGGGATAACTGCAGAAGCGAGCAACTGGTCGGCAGTATCTACCCCAGTAACTTCGCTAATAACACCGGCCGAAGTAATCACGAGAAGTGATTTCTTAAACTCGGTGGCAGCGGCCAGCGTAAAGGTTTCGGAACCGTCGTCGATACGAACCTCATCCAAAGAACCGGAGTCCCAGGATACGTCGGTCGTGGCGTACGAAAGGTTCAAACCATGAATTGCAGGCATATAAACCCTCCTTATACCGTGTCGGCGTTTTCAGGACCAACGATAGCGAACGGCATATCAGAAGCGCTTGTTACAGTGCCTCCGTCAGCGGTGTCGTCAGCGAGGACCTTAAAGCCATAGCGGGCGGTAACACGGAGTGCGATCATATCGTTCTCCATGAGCGAATAGGTAACGTTTCCTGCGCCGTCGGTGATAACGCCCTGGTCGAAGACCTTGTAATTGATGCCCTGACGGGTACCAAGAAGCAGCTGCGAGAAGTCGCCAAAAATGGCGGACGCCTTAGCAGCAGGCATACGATCACCGAGCGTAGGTACGAAGGTTGCGGGGAGGCCGAACAAAGTGTTCGGAACACCAGCTTCGACTGCGTTACCAAAGATGTAACGACCGTCGAGGTCCTTCATATTACGAAGACGTGCCTTGAAAACGGAACGTGCTAGAATCGAAGACGGCTCGTAACCTGATTCCTCGATATAACTAAGCGCGCCGTCCTTAGCGACTGTACCGGTACCGGTGAAAAGCGTTAGCAATTCAGCGTCGGTCGGGGAAGCGTCCTCGGCGAAAATAGCCGAAGCAGTTTTCGCAATTTCGCGGAGCGAACCATCTACTGGACCGGTTGGGCTGTCCCAGGCGTTAGGCCAATCGGCGAGGCCGAATAGCGCTGCCTTGTCCAACTTACGGGCAATAGCGGTTTCGATTGAGGCCTGATAAAGTTCAAACAGGTCGACATTCGCGTCGTTGTAGACGTTCTCGTCGATCGGGATGATCACGGCGATCTCAGCGGCGTCCATTGTCCAGGTAGCGGACGTCATTGCAGGAGCGTCGGTAGTCTTTCGATTACCCTCGCCAACCCAGAATACGTTCGCACCGGTGACTTCGGCTTCCGTCAGTTTCAATGTATTTGAAGACATTGGACGGGTCGCTGCAATGCTCTGAACGAGCGATTTTTCGGCAGCGCCGCGGAGTAGCGTTTCGCTAACTTCATCTGGCAAAACGAGGCTAGATACTCCAGCCCTGTTTACTTTTACCATGTGAATTTCTCCTATTGGTGGTGGTGGTTAGTTGTTATTCGAGTCCGCGGACGGACCTCGAAAATGCATCGGCTACGGTTCCTGGTTTCTTACCCTGAACGCGGCCAGCGTCTGAACTTCCACCCTGGTTCCAAGTCTTACTTGCGAGCGCGGGATGTGCCCTGACTAGTACGTCGAAATCAACCTTTGTCGTTTCGATTGACTCACTTACTGAGTCGTATTCTCCGAACAAGCCATCTCGTTCGGCAACTAGGAGCGCAAGTTCGGTATCCGTAATACCGGCTTCCGCCGCCTCGGCTTTGAATTCGGAACGAGCAATACGGATCGCTGCGTTTCGTTTCAAAGTCAAAATCTCTGCATCGCGGTCGGAGAGCAAATCGAGTGCGGTTTTGTTCGCATCCTCGTCGGACTTCTCTTTCTTGCGATATTTCGCCAATTCCTTTTTCAGCTTTTCTTCGGACGCTCGTTGCGCCTCGATTGTGCGTAGGGCTCGTTCTGAATCGAACTCGCCTTCTGGCTGAATTTCATTAGGTATAACTGGTTCCTGGAGACCGGCGTCTTCAGTTCCAGATTCGTTTGCCGCATCGGCCATCGTAACTCCTTGAGCTGTGGTCATTCACGTTAGATTATAGCCCGAGCGGTCGTTAACTAACGGAAAGGAACTTCGATTTCAGTTCAGCGGCGCCCTCGACACCCATCACAAATGCATCGACCGGGTCATCCGCAGCCTCGGACGGGAAGCGAGCGACCGTTTCCCGAAGGATTCGAATCTTCGGGCCATCGACATCGAAATACACATGCCCCTGGCTGGCTCGTACCGCGACGGGAAGCGCACGGTCAACCTTGTTCTTAACCGAAACGAACTTACGAACCGGGATTCTGGACTGGCGCATAAACTCATCGGCGACCATAATCTGGGCAGCGATGGATTCGATAATGACGATCCGCGATTTGTAAAATTCCGCTTGGCGCCTGGCCTCGGACACCTGGGAAACCCGGATGGATTCTCCGCGCTCCCACCAGGCCTCGCGAATGAAATAATCGTTGTTGAATGCCGCTACGGTTACAACCGCAGCGTAGTCCTTACCTCCGAAGGCAGGGTCGAGCGCGGTCACGTGCGTGAGCAACTCCTCCCTAATCCATTCAGCGGGGCTGGAATCCTGCGGTTTGCACCATCCGTCTTCGAACGTACACAGTTTCAGGGTTTCCCGATTGAACGCCTTATGCGCATCTGACATCGGGCGATTTCGCAGCTCGTACATGTACGAAATCTCGCCGAACTCGGCACGGTAATTGTCAATCCGAGCCTGCGGCCACAGCCCTGGCCAAAGGACGTGATGCGTCAATTCGTCCTCGTCGAAATCGTGGGGCACCGTCGGGTCGATAACTACGCCGTCGGGTCCCGTATCCCACTCAGCCTCCAGACGGCGCACCGTCCACGGCTTTGTCCAATCCTCCTGGTTACGAATCAGCGCACCCGCCACGGACGTCCAGTCGATCAGCGTGTTGAACAGATAAATGTCGCCGGCGGGAGCCAGCGCTGGTCCAAGAACTCGAGTCAACCAATGCCGCGTTTTCGGGTATTGCGTATCGCCAACCGAATCCTCGCCTTCCGCGTCATCCATAATTATGACATCGGGACGAGCCGCGCCACGGCGCAGACCACGGGTCGCCTTTCGCTTACCTCTGGCCGTAAGTCGAAACCCGGATTTTAGGACCAGGTCGCGGTCGGTGTATTTAACCAGGTTGCCTCGTGCGTCCTTCGCGGGCGCAAGGTGCGGGAAGTCGGTGAGCAGTTCCAAGTTTGAATCGAGTTCGTCGATAATCGAAGCGACCAATTCCTCAACCTGGGAGGCGGTCTCGGATGTCCAAAGGACGAACTCGCGATACTGAAACGCTGCCCAGTACAAAACCACAATCGTGATTGCGGTCGACTTAGCGGAACCACGGGGCGCGAGAGTCGCATCGCGTGCTCCCACCGGTTTCGGCGTATCCGCATTTTCGTAGAATTCCAAGTGCCAATCTGCGAATGGAATCGAATCGCCCTGGTTTACGATCACGTTTTTCTCGGTGTCGATAATATCCGTCTGCGCTTTCAGCAAATGGGAAAGGTAAACCCTCGCAAATGCGGCGGGTCCTTTCTTCGCAATCGCCACTCGTCGATCCGATGCGGACACAACTTGGGGTTCGTTCCGGTAAAGCTCGGCCATTTAGTATCCCTGATTTCGGAGGCGCCGCTTAGCGGCTTGACGAATTCCTTTAATACGTCGGCGTTTCTGTTTCGGTCCATGGCATCTGCTGCAACAGTAAAAAGTCCATTTCCCGTCCGGTTCAACGTACGTACGTTTTCCGTTCATATCGCTCCTTTAGCCGCGTAAAAATGACGAGCGGGGCAAGAGACATCAAAAACCCGCCCGTCACGTTTGATTATAGCCTGGTTTTGCCGCCTCCTGCCGTTGTTCTATCGCCTTGGCCGTCCTCGGACGAGTCCTCGTTAAGCAAACACAAAACAACCGCCTAAAAGGCGGCTGCTTCGTGCTAGTTCGCGCTTAGAATTTGACCTGGGTGGCGCAATGGAACACCTTCGCGCCCCTGCCCCAATCCTTCGCTTCTTGGCGGACGGCTTCGTCGTCGTCTCGGTCAACGGTACCGTCGCCGTAATCGCAAGCGTCCAACCATTCTAGTCCGACCAAATCCGCGAGGTCGGTCAAACCCAACCGCTTGAACTCATCGACCGTGTCGGCCGCCCAGTAATCGGTACCGTGCTTGCGCTCATCGCGTGCGATGTCGGCGCATCCGGTTGCGTGAATTGCGGGTACGTCCCGGTTTGCTAGTGCTATGTGAAACATTTCGTGCCTTTCGTGTTGCGGTTATTTTCGGGGTGAATTTACTGGTCGCAGTCGCAGTCGCCGTCGTCGTCGGAATCGTCGGGGCAGTAGCAGTAGTCGGGAGTCGCGTCGTGGTCCTGAGCGTCGAATTCGGCGATGGCCCGTTTTTGCGCTGGCGTTAGTGAGTTTTCGTAGTTGTTGTTCATAGGATAACTATACCACACGATTTCCTGGATGGGCAGTCTTTCGCGGGATTTGTTTCCACGGAAAAACCGCCCCGAGGAGGAGCGGTTTCCCGATAGTTCGATTTTATCCGGTCGGGATATGGACGAAATCCTGCGCTCGCCGAGCCGGACCTTGATGTCCGGACCATTGCCGCCCCCGGAATTGTGCGATGTCAGCTGCGACTTGCCGTTGAACCGCCCGCCCTGGATGCGGTGCAAAAATCGCGTCCCCGATATCCGGGTGGTCGATGATGTGTTGTACCCAATCTGGAATCCGTTGCATTTGATTTCTCCTTTCGGAATAACTCTACCACGTTTCGCTGGCAGGCGCGGAAGGAATCGAACCCCCTAATCCGGTGTTGGAAGCCGGTGTTTTGCCATTTAAACTACGCGCCCTGGAAAAGAAAAGGAAAATCCGGATTTGAACCGTGAACATCGGGAGCGAGTTTCGAACCTCTCTCCTCCTGCCTCGCCTACGCCGGTTGCAACCAGCGTCGTATGTCGCCTACTTCTACGACTGTCGCTAAGCGATAATTTCCCAGTGGAGGTGCGGGGAGTCGAACCCCGGTCCTCGATAGTGCCCCGTTGAGGCCTTAAATCGAGTCGAAACCGCTTCACCCCCGAGATCGAAGATTTAGATAACGGGCGATGTGCGAGCCGTACCTTTAGGTCCCGCGCTTTTTACCGCCCCCGTTCAGTTGGACTTCCAGTTGCTCGCCCTGCATTCAGGCCTGTTTTAAGAGGTAACCTGTCCTCGAGTTATTTGGTAAAAGCGTGTTATCGCCCGTTAGTTAAATCTTCGAATCGAAAAAGTTTAGCGAGCGGGCTTCGGCTGCGCGTCTAGCGGTCGTATCGCCGGGGACGTCTTGCGCCTCGCCCTGCTGGTTGTCGTAGATGGCCGGTGGCCCGCTCGATAAACCTTTTCGATTTTCGGTTGGTCGTTATTTGGTTGTGAAGTTGCCTGTAGAAGAAACGATACCACACGTTTCCGCGTTTGGGCAGTCTATTTCGAGAATTTGTTTTATCGAACGGGACAGGCGCCGGTTGCGCATTCGTCGTCGGAGATTTCCAGCGAGGAAATTCCTTTGACGTGCTCGTGCGCATGCCCTTGGATGCGTGCGAGTCGTTCGTGATATTCGTCCTCGGAAATCGCTTCGAGCGGCGCCTGGTCAAAGCCATGATCGGTGTAACGGAGGAAACTAATAGTTTTGATTTTGTCCCAGTCGTCAACGAGGCGCTGCTTGATGTAATCTAGTTCTTCGGGACGGTAATAAACGGTGATCGAAACCGCATTGTCGGACCATTCCCGCTGCATTCGAAGGACCATGTCGATCTGTTCCTCGGCGGTTGCCGTGTCGGCAAACCAGGTGTCCGACGGCATCGCCACAGGGAATTCCACGATGACGGTCCTCGGATCGTCGTTGCCCTCAAAATCGCGAGCAAACTCGACCGAGTACCCGCGTAGCCGCGCCCAATCCACGAGCGAGTCGCTCGCGCTCATGCGCACGCGCCGGATGTGGAATTCGCTGAAACCAGGGTGCGCTCCAGGCGTAACACCAGCCACCAGGGACAGCGTACCGCTGGGCTTAACCGTGGTCAAACGAACCGACTCCGGGAGCCCGTGCATTGCGCTAAACGACTTGTCGAAATCTTCGATCAGTTCGTACGTCGGCGACAACCAGGACATCTGCCTTTCCGAGGCCTGCGCTACGCCCGTGACGCTCAGACCCAGGCGCATGTTTTCGTGGACGATTGCTTCGGTTTTCGGATGGAGGTATGGCATCGCTGCGACGGCCTTCTGGATTTTGTAAAGGAGTTTCGCTGCGTCTTGCATTTGGCGCTTCGTTTCCATTCGGGGGAGAACCAGTTCCGCCAGGTTGCATGATTCGTAGGACGCCAGCCCGATTTCTGCGCACGGGTTGACGCCGACAATCGACTCGTCCAACCGGTACTCGCTCGTGCGCCCTTGCTCGCGCAGCGCTTCCAGGTTGATCAGTCCGTACGGTTCCCCGGTGCCCTCATACCCAGCCCAAAACTCGGCGGGGAGGTCACCAGGATGTTCCACGTAAACGCTGTTGTTCGACATGGCACGCCAGGCGGGAATCGTACCCAACGACCAGTTTTTCGCAGCGAGGTAATCGGTATCCTCGAAATCGCCCAGGGCGATCTGCGCACTGCGTCGCACGTTACCCGAAACGACAATCGAACCGATGATGTTCCCGATGTCGAGGATGTCCACGGACGTCAAAAATTCTCCCTGGCGGTTCAACATAATCGCGGTGATAGAACGGATTCCGTTCACCAGGATTTCGGGACCCGAAGCGGTACCGCCAAACGTCGAAATCGGAGCGCCCTCAGGACGAATCGCGTCGGTCGAATACGTGAAGCGGCCGCTCGATAGGTTTGCTTCGATGCAGCGTTGCAACAGGGCTGCCCAACCCTCCCTGTTATCAGGGACAACCAGGTCAACGTCGAACCCCGGCATACGTCGAATAGCGCCCATATCCACTCGCCCGAGCGCTTCGCCATTACCAATCCCGAACCCTACGCCGCCGCCCAACATCAACTCCTCGAAAAGGAATGCGAAGTCGGCGGGTTCCCGGATGTCCACGAACCAGCAGTTAACGAGCGAATCGCCGCCCAATCGGGCGTTGTTGTCGGTTCCGAGCTGCCACAACATTCGACCAGCGGGGAAAGCGCGGAGGTTATAGAAATGGTCGTACAGGCGGCGCATGTCCGACTGGGTCAGGTGCGCCCCTATCGCGACGGCGCCATTGATGACCCGCTCGATGGTTTCCCACCATTCTTCGGTGCGGTCCTCGGCGAAAATGGGTCTCGCGTACGTGCGCTTGTAGACGGCGTATCCGAGCCCTCCGTGCGCATCAAATATGGGGCAGTCCCCGTTCTCGTATCGCTCACGATATTCCGCCACAAAATCCGGGGACAGCTCGCCCATTGGTAACTCCTAAAGGTTGGTTCGGGGATTACCCGAAAAGTTCTTGTTCTAAACTATCTAAGCGATCGAGTTCGACAGAATCGGCTTCGCGCTTGGACGCTTCTGCTTTCGCGCCCTTTTTCTCCCGTTTGTAACCCTTCAGGATGTTGTCGATTTTCTGGATTGAGCCAGTCAAATCGGTCATTTCCTTCGGGCTGTTATCCGGGTTGGACAGACGGGCTACGAGCTGCGCTCGCACCAGGGTCAATCCGGTATTCGACATATGATATAACTGCTCAATATCGTTCGGGGATAACGTATTTGCTTTCTCGATCATATCGACCAGGCCAACTCGACGTAGGAGTTCATCCACGGAGTTTTGACCTGACGTATCGCCGCCATGGTACGAACACGAACCGGTGCCAACATGGTCGGTATTTTCGCCGGCGACGTTGACACAGAATCCGCTTGTGTGTGCGAGGGGTGCGTTACAGAGGGCCATATAACCAGATTATAGCCCGTAAAAAAGAGGGGGACAAGCAGTTATCCACGAGGCGCGACCTCGAAGCCCTTACTTGTCCCCCAGGAGTAGACGGCGGATTTCTGGCCCGCATAGACTGCCGTCTCGACTACCCCAGCCCCGGAAGGAAGATTCGAACTCCCAATTCCGGGTCCAAGGCCCGGCGTGTTCCCAATTACACCACTCCGGGTCACCATTAGTTAACCAAAACCCGCATCGCGTTAACAAATACGATAAACGCAGCGAGGAACCCCGTAAACCAACTCGCCGTATAAGCGGAATCCTTCGCGTCGTCCTCGATACTAATTCCGATAAGGAAAAGCATCGCCCAAATGGAAATGAACAGAACGCTCCATGCCTGAAATTCGTTCATATTATTCTCCTTCGCCTTCGTTCGCACCGAACTCCTGAACCCAGAATATCTCGTCCCAGGACTCCGTGTCCCGGTTCAATCCTACGAACGTCGTTTCGAAGGTACGACCGAGGGCCGTCTCTTCGATAATCGTTTCGACCCGGTGCTGGTGGTGGTGCCCATAAAACCAAAACGCTGGAAGCGTCAGGTCGTATGCGTCCATCATTATCCCGTTTCGAAGCGCATCTGCGATGTCGCAATCAATCTTCGGGAATCCGTTGTTCGCCCCGTGGTGACCTTCGTCGTACCTCGGACCCGCAATAATCGGGACCTCGTGGGAAACCACGGCGTCAATATTCTTACCGCCGTACTCAACCCGGAGGCGCTGAACGCTTTCCGCGAGCGTCGCCAAATCGGCGTAGTTCGGGGCTTCCTGCTTCCACCAGGAGACGCCTTCCGTCCGATGTTGTCGGTCGAGCGAAGTACCGCCCCCGAAGAACGCAATGGCGGGTCCACCTTCCACGTTGAATATGGAACCGCGTGGCATGTGCTCGATGTTGGACATTACGGAATTACCGAAGTTGCCCTTCTCGAGTTTCGCCAGCTCGGTATGGTTCTCGTGGTTACCGTCCGCGAACAGAAGCGTTACGTTCCGGTTAACGAGAATGTTGTTAATCCGGTCCATCCCGCGTAAGCGGCTTAGCAGTGGCCATTCGTCACCCTGGTCGGGCCATGGCCAAAAGCCAAAGTCGCCCGCCTGCATGACGAATCCAATATCGGGGTTTTCTGAGAGGTAATAATCCAGCGGACCAGCGATTTCTCCCCAGTTGCCGTGGAAGTCCCCAGCGAATAGAATTTTCATTTTTGGTCTCCTAACCAAACGAGCTGCTCGGCCGCTATCGGCCAAACCTCCCGCATCTGTGCGGTTATATCTGTTAAGTCTTGTAACGCCGCCCGAAGTCCGTATGGACCGAGCGGATAAACTAGACCCTCCCATATCATACCACGTTCCTGGTGGATTATCACGGGAATTAGTAATTTGTGCTGAACGTCGTCCTCGTCGCGAACAACCGCAACGGCGACATCCAACCCGAGGATGTTATCCATCGACGAACTGGAGACGCGAAGCGTCCCAATACAGCGGGATATGCAGGTCGTCTCCACCTGGTGCAATCCCATCGAAAATCTTGACGTCCGAGAATATGTGCTCGACCCGGTAAATCCACTCGCCGACAATCGACGGTTCGCTCGGGACAATCACCCCCTCGAGGCCATCCCAACCGTTTGTATTTTCCAAACCCAACGGGCCATAATCGCCCAGTACTTTACAGCGGTCTCCAATTTGCATTTCAAATCCTTTGTTAGTGTGCGATCAGTCCCAAAACGCTGCGATGCGTCCAGGTGGCGCGTCGGTGAACGCGTCCTTACCTTCGGGGACTTTCCATCCGGTACGGTCACCCTTCGAAATCATCCAGACGTAACCCCGGTAATATCCGATGGCCACGACCTCGTAATTTCGGACTAGCGGGGGCTCGATGCCGACCTCGACGAACAGTGCATCCGGAATAACCGCATATTCCTGAACCCATCTGTTAATCGTTCGTATCGAAACCCCCGCTGCCCTTGCGGCGGTGGTCTTAGTCATTCCGAAATCGTCCATTAAGTCCTGGACATTCGGGTAAAAGAGGCGCATTTGCATTACGCAGTTTCGTCCCAGTAAAGAACGCCCGTCCAAGTACCCTGAACCACAATTTCGGTTTCGTCGGTACCGGGTGTAATCGCAATCACCCAATCGAACTCGCCGGGTGCGTCATCCTGCGCAGCGAACATCAGCTCCTTCTTCATTTCCTCGGCTCGACCCGACGCAATAATCAGGTGGTACCCGAACGCATGCGCTTCGGCGCTACCCAAAATGGAAGGAATAGTTCCCGCCCCTTCGATGGTCACCCGCGCCCGGAAAATCTGGTCATACGGAATCGGTGTTCCGGCTTCGTCTTTACTCGCTGTTGTCGTCGTCATTGTCGCCCTCCAAAAGGTCGTTCACGTGTCCCCAAAAAGTATGCGGGATTGGCGTATTCATTTCCTTGTGCTTGCGTCGAATTGCCGCCTCCAAAACGGCAGGCATATCCTCGTTAAGCTCTCGCGGCGTAAACAGCGCTAGCGAACGTTGCACCAGGTCTGCTCGTTCGTCTGACCACCCCATGACGGCCGCTGCCGCGTTAATGGACTCGGCGGCGTGTTCGACCACCGGGTCAACGGCGCCTTCCAAAAGCGCAATCGAAACCGAGACGCCCATGGCGCAGGATTTCAGCGACTTATGAACGTCGTAAAGGTCAGCGTCCTCCAAGTCCGCTTGCTCCAAATTCCGGAGCAACTTGAAAACCATTCCGAGGCCTTCCATAACGTCAATGTTTACATCGACGAGGCCGGGCATCAAATTGGCGGTCTCGTGAGCGGATTCGTCGATAACGAAACTCGCTTCGGGGTTGAGCAGCATCGTGGCGTGGTCATCGACGAACGCCATTTGCTCGGGTGAAAAAGTCATGTGCGGTTACCTTCCTTGGGGACATTACTTAGACGGCGATGCGCCTGATCCGTGACCGTTATTTTAGTTCGCTCGGCGGTCGGCGCTTAACTCGGCGGGCGTCCATCGGTGCTCCCCGAACTCCATCCAAAACGACCAATACAATTTTCCGATATTGACCTGGAGAAACGGGGACGGAATGCAATACCAATACCCGATGCGGAACCCGAACGAGTGAACTTCCCGCCGTTCGAAATTGACGCGGGCCCGCATTTTAGAACCACCCGCCCTTCCGAACGGGACCTTTGCGAGCGCCGTAATAATCGCACTTGGTACATTCGACGGACGTGCGCTTGCGAACCTCTCGGCGCTGCCCATACCCGCCGTTGCCGGGACGCTCCTCCCGCCAAATGCTCCAATATTCGATGAGCTTTCCGCCGCATGTTTTCGGCGCGTGAACCCTTGTCGTCGGAAATTCCCAATCCATTCCCATGTTAGCCCTCCTCGATAATCGAAACGGTGTCGAGCGGAGAGTACGTGCTCATCTGAACGGGGTACTCCGGATTTGGTACGTGGAAAACCGTAACCAAAACGCCGTTGCTTTCGACGTTGACGATGGTGGAATCCCACCCTTGCTTTGTAAGGAACTCGTCGCCTTTGCGAAGCGAGTCTGCGGTAACTTCGGTAATCATGTTATGCTCCTGGGTTTAGTTGGCGGGCCATAATTGCGTTGACTTCGTCGCTATTCGCAGCGACGATAAGGCGAATCCGGGCGGACTCCATCTTTTCCTGCGCCTCGAGCCCGAAACGGTTATGCGAGTATCCGAGAAGGTCGATTAGCTCGTTGACTTCGCCTTCGGTGAATGTTACGGTTATGGCCATTTGCGGTTTCCTTTGTTGCGGTTATTGACGTAATCGTACCACACGATTTCGAGGAAGGGCAGCCTCAATTCGGAATTTGTTTCAGGCGTCCCGTCGCGTCGTGCCAATGCCACCGATTCGCACCGATATGATGAACCTGGTGCGACGTTTTCCACCGCCCGCTCCTCCACGCCCGAATGTTCGGCGTCCGCAACGCGGGTAACCCGCAACATTCCTTCGCCGGAAACAGGCGCACGTTACCGGGACGCATACTTCTTCTCCGGTTCCGGCAAATCGAACGCATCATACCGCGTCGCCTCATAACGCCACAAATTCCGCTTATCCCAGCCCACATCCTCGGGACCGAACTGGCGCAAAAACTCTGTGACGCTCTCAATCGAATCGAACAAATACGACTCGTCCGCATCGAAATCCACGACCTCGTAAACCGTCGTCTTCGTGTACATTACCAACCCCTCCCCAGGATATTCCTGACCGCCTCATCGAACGTAGCCGTTCCATCGAGGACGCTCTGCAAAGTCTCATCGTGCATATCGTCCTTCGAAAAGTACGAATGCCCCGAAATTTTCCCGGTGTCGTGGTCCCGTTGCGGCGAACCGCAAATCGAACGCGGGTCCTGCCACCTCGGGTTTTTCCAAACGCATGCCATGTTACTCACCCTCCACAATCAACTCGTAAATATGAACCATCTCATTATCCTCGTCCCAAATTTCCTGGCGCCTCGCCGTAGCGAGTTCCATCGTTTTGAAAGCGCTATCGACCCGCCACCCGAACGCATCCGAATAACTCTGAACCAAAAAGACGACCACCTTACTCACCTTCGCTCTCGTCGAAAATCGCTGGGTCGAACTGCCTCGTTTGGACCTTCACGGCCTCGACAGTCGCATTGTCGCCGGTACCCTGAACGCGGTTACGTGCCGCCTTCGCCAAAATCAGCGAATCGTAAATACCTTCCATCCGAGTCCACCCGACGCTGTGAGCGTGGACGACATAAACGGTGTTGTTAATAATCATGTCTTGCCTTTCGTTGCGGAACCTACGGTGGTTCCTGATCGGGGCTGACCTCCCCGTAACCTTACCACGCCTTACCCGAAAATGCCGTCAAACAGCGGCTTCCCCGTGTGGTAGCTGTACTCGTTCTCGAACCCGCATTCGGGGCACGTCCAAAGCACGTCGTTCGACTCGTCGTAACGAACACTGACCCGAACCACGACCTTCGACTTGTCCCCCTGCACCTTGCACCTTTTATACGGGCGCTCCAGGTTCGGGACGTTTTGACAGGTAACGTTCATAAATTCCTTTCGTCGGGCCTACGGTGACCCTGATCGGCCGGGGTTGCTAGCCCCGACCTGGCGGTTAGTAAAGTTCGACCGTAAGGTCGCCGAGAGGACCGTTAAGTACATCGTACTCGGCGGTCTGCCACTTGTCCTCCCAAATCGGAAGGAACTTCGTGACCATAATTCCCTCGGGGGAATTCGAAACGATGGTGTGCTCCATGCCGTTCGTCGACATGAACTTCTGCCCCGCTTCCGCGTTTTTAAAAGTTGCCATTAAATCACCTCCCGTTCGGACCTGGTTGGTCAAGACCTACTCTACCACAACGGCCGGGAAAAGGCAGCCCCTATCCAATACTTAGACGCCCGACGACGCGGAAAGTGACCCCCTTCTCTATAGGGCTATGGTGTCCCAAATATAAGTAAGTAAAAACATAAAGGGTACGAGTAAAGAATACGGTGTGTCCCAATGTCCCAACCGGGGACACGGGGACATAGTAGTTAGATAGGGGTACCTAAAAACCATAGGCTAACCCAAACGAAAAAACGGCGTGTCCCAATGGAGACATCGGGGACGCTGGGACGCAGTAGGGGTTGCTCGCGAGCGTGCGTGCACATGCGCTGCGAGTACGAGTGGGCGCGGCATGCATGAGTGAGTGGGGAAAAGGCCTCGGGAATCCTGATTTTTCTGCCGCATTAGAAAGCCGCCTATGACCACTCCCATTTCGAGCGTGTTTTTGTTCCGGGATGCCACCGGCCGAGCCAAAAGTCGGGGGCAGGCTGGCTGGACTTCGCCTCGGTCGCAGTGAATTGACCAGGTGAAAGGTCGGTAGCACAAGCCAGTCGTGCAGTGTGCACGGTGGGTTGGCCTCGGATGGTAGCCTGGGTGGGAGCAAATGCACGCACAGCAATGCTCAGGTGGGCTCAGCAGGGCCTACTGAATAGGGGTGTTTGCGAGCTAAATCTCCCAACCAGGGGGTAGATCAGCGTGTTCAGGCTGGGTTTTAGGTAGAACGCGGCGGAAAAGCCGTGGTGTAGGATGCGGGCAATGCTCTCACCGCTATAGGTCGGCTTCCTCTGTCCCCCTCCCTACCCAGCCCGTTGCCTACCCTCCCAGCCACGGTTTTTACGTTGGTTAGCGGTCTCTAGGCCTCGGATGGGGGTCTGTTGTCGGCCTTGGCACGTCACAAAAGGCGGATCTAGCCGGTTCTAAACGCCTTTTTGCCACGGATTGGCGTTTGTGTGACCCGATCTAGCCGGTTCAGGCCGACTTTTGCCGTTCGGTTGCCGTTTCGGTGGATTGCAACTGGCTGTTGTGTATCGCTAAGCATCGTTACTGGCTGTCGGGCTCCTGGCGGGCTTCGTCGTCTTCCGGTGTCTTTTTCAGTTTCCTGCGCTGAGATTCGTGAGAATCGGCGTCTTTTCATGATTCTGATCGTCATTTCTTGAGGATTCGTGTCATGAACCCGTCATGGAAACGTTTTTCGGGGGTTTTGGTGGCGGGGATTCGGCCAGCACCCCTAGGGACCTTTGTTCGTTCCGTTTATTGTACCACGATTTCGGTGCGTGTCGGGTTGGTCGGGCTTTTTTCGATGCATACGCCGGGTCCCGTGTTTTCGCAGAGGTCGCATTCGATTTCGCGTATCGCTTCCAGTTTGGTGGTCGCGTCGGCCATTGAGAGGTCGAATTCGGTGCGGTCGAGGTAGTCGCGGGTCGCGATTAGGGCTTCGCCCAGGTCGATCATCGCCCTCGTGGTTTCGATTACAGCCCGTTCTAACCAGGTTGTAGTCGTCGCCCAAATCCATCGTCGATAGAGACCAATGGTTCGTTTCATGCGCCGTCCTCGTCGAGTAAGTGGCGTTCTTCGTCGAGGCGTTTCGCCAGGTCCGATTTCGCCAGGACCATCGCGTTGTAGTCGTCGTCCCAGGCGACTTCGAGTCCGTATTTGTTCGCTAACGCTCGTTGTGAGTCGGCTATGTCGCCGCCGTGTTCATCGAACGTGAAACTTTGGATAATGTTCGCCATTTCGGTTTCGGTTACGATTATTCCTATTTCGTCGGTCATTTTCGTGCTCCTTGGCATCCTTCGTATCGTGTTCCGGCGAAAATATAATGGGGTAGGAGGTACCCGTGTTCACATGGTTCCGTTTCGGGGGCTATCGCTTCGTCCGGGTGGGTCATTTTCCATTCGTTGTATGCCCGTTCGTACGCTTCCAGTTGTTCGTCTTTGCTCATTCGTCCACGTCGATTCCGTTTATTGTCCCGTCCGTGTGGCCGTCGTTCGTATAGCACCAGGTTACTATTGGTCGTTCCCAGGGCGCGATATACGGGGCGGTGTATGGCGGGGTGTATGGTGGCGGGTTCCACGGGTATGTGTACGTATAGTCGGGCGTTTCCGGGAAGTCCCAAACGATTTCGGTTGGGAGGTGGTCCCGGTACATTTCGCGGGCCTTTTTAAGGTTGCTTTTCGTAACCCCGAAGTCGCCACAGACACAGTAAACCAGGAACAGTGGCATGTCGACCTCGGACACGACTATTGGTTCCGCTCGCATCGAATGTTCAGTCGTTGCAGTCATGGGTTACGTCTCCTGTTTTGGTGGATAAGATGGACCCGCGTCCGTCGCACGGTCGGCATATTTTGCGCCCTTCGGCAATACGTCCGCTTCCGTCGCAAATGTCGCAGTTGTCTTCGAACCAAATTATTGTCATGTTATTGACCTTTCCGGGTCGTGGTCGCATTTAAGGTTGCTTATATCGTCAGCGAATTGCTTAATTACGTTGACGATGTCCAGGATGTTACCAGGTTCCGGTGCTTGCCGTACGAGGAAGAATGGTTCTTCGTGTTCGCATACTCCGTCGAGACGTGCTCGTGGCGGGCTTATATCGAAATTAGTTAGTCGCACGGACAACCGTCTCGTAATGGTATTCGAGCATTTCGATGTTGGTTACGGGTACTGTTCGTGTTCGAAATTGGCCAAACGATTTGTCGGTCGTCCAGGTGCATTCATCCTCAATACGAACGAACGATTTCGCCTCGTTCGGGGTTACGTAAATCTGGCGCCCGCTTACCAGGCCAATTGTTATACCTGCGTTTCGTGTTTCGCTCATCAGTCAATGCTCACTTTCACTCGAAAGTCGCCGTTCGTTTTGTCCCAGTGGACGTTCCCGCCCCAGGTCCCGGTGTCGACCAGGAGGAATACTTCCAGGGCGGTCCAGTTTTCCGGGTCGGGTACTTTTCCAACCACGGTGTAATTGTTGTGTCCCCATTCTTTTCGGCCGTAAATCCAGCCTTCCCGTTTCAGGACTTTTCGTCGTAGGTTTGCTCGGCGGGTTGCTACCGCTTTCGGCTTTTCGGCGTAACCCGGTATGGCGTAATATTCGCTGTTAAATGAGTTCATCGTGTGCGCCCCGTCCAATATCCAAGCGCCCAGCCGAATACGTACCAAAACGGCGGCATCGACTTAAGCGCGGTTACGATTTCTCCAATTGTTGTGTCCATTACAGTCCTCGGCACTTTCCGCTAACTCGGTACGGGTTCCACGGACGATATCCGTATCGGTCGTACAGCGTTCTTGCGATAGTTGTGTTGATGGTCGGGTTGTAAAGTTGTTCGTACGTTACGCCGAAACTGTCAGCCCATAACGAGGCGAGGATTTGGAATAGTCCCCGTGCGGAACTGATTGGCGATTTAGCGTTCGGGTCGCCCCGCGATTCGTAATACATAATGCACAGCATCGTGTTGACGGCACCAGGTGGAAAGTGTTCGCTTACCAACGGGCGCCAATCGTCCACGGCGGCTATCTGTTCGTCGTAGTTCGTCGTCTGTACCCGCACTACGCGATTGGCGAAAGCTTCCTCGATAGGTCCTTGGTCTTCGGGTAAAAACGGTCCTAGCGTTAACAGTATCGACGCTATCAGGGCGTAAATCATTTGCCTTCCAGTATCGGTTCGGGTTCTTCGCACCAGATACAAAATACGAGTTCGTCTTCGTACAGAATGTTGCCGCATTTTTCCCCGGCGCATTCGGTTTGTTTCGTTATCACTTTAGGAATCCCGTTACCGAAACCTCGGATTGGGTAATGTTAATCATCGCGGTTGCGCCGTACGATTGAGGTATAGCAGCGGCTTCGATTTCGCTAATTGCGGCCGCCAATGCGGGAATGTCGTCGAGGCGGAAACTGATTGTTCCTTCGCCGTTTCCTTTCCAGCGGGTCGCAATCGTCAGTTGTTGGTTTAAGGGCATTTGAGTTCTCCTTCTGTACTTAGACGGCCGAGGGCGCGTTATGTGACCTCGCCCTGCCGTTGTTTTGCCGTTGTTTCGTTTTGGTCGAGTACTTGTTAAGGCCTTTGTCCGCCCACCCGGTAGCAAAGCGGCCGGCGACGGGTAGACCAGGTTTAGTAACGACTCGTTACGTTCGGGACAAGGTGAGTGGTTTGTAGGATAGACACGAAACGTTCTTTCGAATGCAAATTCATCGGCGTCAACACCTCATTTTTCGATTCAATAATCGCATCGAAATGCGGATAATGGTCGAGCCCCGATTCCGAAACGTGTGAATCGAGCAGCGCCAAATCCTCTTTCGAAAGGTTTAGTCGCTCACGGCGTACCGAATCCGGTGCCCAAATCCTCCAGGACTGCCCGCCGAATTCCTTAACGACTTCGATTTCATTTTGAAACCTCATGTCGGTTAGGAACACGGTCATATCCTCGGTACCCGGTTCGCTATCCATCTTTTGAAGGAACGCTCGCATGCGGGCAATCCAATAATTCGGGTCCTGTCCGCGTCGATAGTCGGTGCCCCACCATTGCAGGAGGGCGCGGGCTTCGGGGGTGTGCGGTTTCTCCCATAGCGCATTCAGGAACATCCCGTCAGATATATGTTCTTCGATGTCGAACCGTACCGCATCGGCGAACGCCCGACGGGTCACAGAATATCCTTGTTCGTTGAACCAACCATGGACGAAATCCTTACCGCTCCCCATTTTGCCGCTTAGGCCAACGACGTTCATAGCGGGTACCGTTTCGTCATCGCATTATGCAAAGCTATACGGATTTCTAACGCATCGTTTTCTTCCCGGAGTTTTTGTGTGCCGTATACACGGGCGACGTATGCGCCGTACGCCAAAGCGGATACGGTCGCAAGGATGAGAAATACAATTAAGGGCATTTGGGTTTCCTTTTCGTTGTGGTGTTCGTCGGGTTTAAGCGACGAGTGCTTTGAGTGAACGGACCCGGTCGACCCGAAGGGCGGCGGGTGTGGATGGTTGTGTCGAACGACGAAGGAAAACGGTTGTGATTTTCCGGTTGCGAACGATTGCGTATACGGTGTCGCCGTTTGAGCGGTTGCCGTATGCGGCGTTGACCTGACCCTTAAGCGTTAGCGCCTTGATTGCGACGTTTCCGTTTTGGGTAGCGGCGACGTTGTCGAGGATTGCTGCGAGTGTGCGGATGTTCGCTTCTGCGATTCCGGCGTCTTCGAGGCGTTCCTGGATTCGTTCGAGTGAGTGGGTTGTGTGGTTGTTGTTGTTGTTCATAGGATAACTATACCACGCGATTCTCGGTTTGGGTGGACTATCCCGAGGATTTGTCCCGATAGAATCCCGACCCGGAATCCTCGCCAATAACGCCCGCTTCCCTGTCCGCCTTTCCGCCATCGCGGACGATGACTCGAGGACGATTCGGGTTCGACTCATGTTTGTCGCATCGGGCGGCTGTCCCGTCAATCCATTTGTCGTCGCAATAATGGCTAACGGACATCGCCGTAAACCCCATAGTTGTTTCGTTCCTCGGTTTCGGGATAAGCAAAGTCGCCCATCACGACCACGTAACTACCGCGTCCGAGAACGCGTGCGCCTGGAATCTTGTTTTGGCGTACCAACTCCCGGAACTTTCTTTCCGTCAGGTTGGTTAGCGCCAGGAACGCCGCCTCGCTTAGGATGTCCTTTGTTGTCGCGAATGGTTTCTCCATATTCTTCCTCGAATTGAGCGATGATTTTCGGTACGTCGGTGATGTGTTTCACCAATTCGAGCAGTTCGTCGGCGGGTAGGAACCAAATCCCAACCTCAATCAAACTGTCCGCGCTTAGGGTCTTCCAGGATTTGTATTTCTTATCGACGAACGCCGGTTCTCGGTATCCGCCTTTTACCTGGTCGAGGCCAAATTTGTCGTAATGCTTTTTTAGCCCAGCGAGGGTGGGCGGGGCGCCCGTGTCTTTTACCCAGTATGGAGTGGCGCTCACTGAGCGAACGCTCGCAAAAGGGCATAGGTGGCGGCGAAGGACCCGAATAGGGTTAGGCCTTGCAGATAGGTTAGGGCTACCCCGACATCGTAAATTTCGAAGATGGCGTGAGCCGCCATCCTGGTGGTCAAAGCGCCGAACAATACGATTCCCAGTACCCCGACGGCCGTGACGTAAAACGGTTCTTTCATGTAAATCTCCAGATAGGACAAATACTTAGACGGCGAACCGGGGAAAATGTGACTACTTTTTGCGTCGGCGCTTAATCGCGTTCCGTTTCCTACGGGTCGCTGGGGCTCGCTTTTTGTTACGAGCCGCGTTCACGGCACCCTTTCGAGTTTTGTATCGGCGGCCGTTCGCTGTGTACGTCCCGTCTCTGTTCCGTTTCATAATAGGTCCACGATGGTTTTGATTTCGTTGGTACGGTTTCGAATACCCGTTTCAGCTACGATCGGCCACTCTACCACCCCAGTTCGCCAAGCGTCCGGG